CGTTTTCCATAATAGCATGCCATAGTATAGCACGACCTGTAAGAGCGCTAAGACCAAAGATAATACAGTCTTCAACTTCTCCATGATGTTTTTTACAATCATATAAATACTCTCTTCTTATTTGTGCATAAGTAGGTGGTATGTTTACATTTAAGTATGCCATAATTAATCATTTTTTATTAAAAAATAAACTTATTGTAAATCGGTAAGAAGGTCCAATTAAATTTTGAGATTTTATAGTGTGTGGTATTTTGCCATCAAAGATTATCAATTGATTCGGAGTGTATGGATTAGCTAGATCAATTGTTTTTCTATCTTTTTTATAAAATATAGTTTCTCCACCCCACTCTGAATTCCATGTAAAATTTGCATAATATAAAGCAACCATACTATTTGGATGTACATGAATAAAATTTACATCTAAAGGTTTAGTTAAATTAACTACACATTTATAATAACGTTCTTTAGGTAGTTTTAATATTTTTAAAATTGGATTTAATATTTTTATATTATCTAAATCTTTTTCATTATATTCACTGTGTATATTAGGATAAGCTCTGTGTTGTGGCTCATCACTATCAACCCAACCTATTTTATAATAAGAATTAATAATAAAATTGTAAATTTCTTGTGAGTGATCGTTTTCAAAAAAGTCATTGTAGACTTTAATACTCATTTTATTGAACCCCAATTTGGTCCTGATTCATAGTCCACTTTGTTGGGTACTTCTAATTCAACAGCAGACTCCATTATATCTTTTATCTTTGCTGCTTCCAATGGATTGACAACTGATATATCAAGTTCATCGTGCACCTGTATATGTGGTGTGATGCCTTCTTTGTGTAATTCTACCATCGCTTTCTTTGTCATGTCAGCAGCTGATCCTTGTATCAATCTATTCAAAGCTTTGTATGTATATGCTCGTTTGATCCCTGGTCCGTGTTCCGCGAGCGCTGCCTCGTGTGGCAATGCTTTATGAATCCCGAACTGGTTGGGCTCCCATAAATCAAACCTACATCTTCTACCTAGTAAAGTTCTAACTCTACCCCGGTCCTGTGCTCTACGCATGACACTTTCCATTAACATTTTTACAAAAGGAACTTTGTCATGATACGTTCTAAATAGACCTTCAGCGTTTTCTTTTGATACACCTAGCTCTGCTTGTAATTTATTTTTACCCATACCATAAAACAAACCAAGGTTAATTGTCTTGGCCTGGCTTCTTGGTATGTTAGCCATCTCAGCTACAATCTGGTGAAAGTCTGCTTCACCACCTTTGTATGCGTCTAATACTTCTTCTACACCATACAACCCATCGAGAGCTGCGTAGTGTGTAACAAGTCTTGGTTCTTGTTGTGAGTAGTCAAAGCAACCCCACGTCATACCTTCTTCAGGTATAAACAAACTTCTAATCCGTGGTCCGAGTTCTTTGTTCCGTGCTGGTATTTGCTGTAAGTTTGGATTGTTGTAACTGAATCTACCAGTCACAGTCCCACCTTGATCTGATCTTATTTGATTAATCTCAGCATGTATTCTACCATTGTG